ATGATACAATCACAGGATCCAACTGGTACTTTCCCTAATACAACTGCTTCTAATAGATACAATCTTTTTAGAGTTTATAGTCGCTCACATGGTAGTGATATTAATAAATCATATAAAGTTAATATTTTAAATATAAAACCAGCTACAGATGTTGCTGGGTCTGATTATGGAACATTTTCATTACAAGTTAGAGTACATAACCAAGAAGCAGGTGCAAATGATAATGATAATATTTTAGAACAATTTGATTCATTGACATTTGATCCAAATTCACCGAACTTTTTTGCAAGGAAAATAGGTGATAGGTGGGCTTCAATTGATTCTGATGGTAAATTAACCTACTATGGTGATCATCCTAATTTGAGTAAACACATTAGAGTTGGTGATTATGCAGATATGGTAGAAGATGGAGTATTTAGATATCCAAAAGGTTCAGTACCAATGGGATTTAAATCAGTTAGAAATACAGTACCAGGTGGTACACAGATTCCTTCTGCATCATTTAAACGATTACAAACAACTTCAGCAGGTGATTTTGACCAAACAGTATTTTATGGATTTGATTTTTCTAATACTGATAATTATAATTATTTAGGTCCAATTCCAAATGCAGCAACTGATGGTAATAATGTACTATTTTCATTAGAGAATATGTTAGGTCATGATGATGCGAGTGGTAGTGTATTAAGTGGTACAGCTGGTTCTAGTGTTTTAGGTCTTACAGGTTCTGCAGCACAACAATTGAAGTTTACAGTACCTTTACAATGGGGATTTGACGGATATAATCCAGCAAATCCATATTCAGTAGGAAATGATATTTCAACATCAAATACACAAGGATTTGATTTATCTTCAACTACTGCAGGTGGAACTAGAGCTTATAAACGAGCAATTAATGCTGTAAGTAATCCAGATGAATTCGATATTAATTTGTTAGTTACCCCAGGTGTACTACATAGTATACATTCAGCGGTAACAAATCATGCGATATCTAAAGTAGAAGCTAGAGCAGATGCATTTTATGTACTAGATGCAGCAGCATATGGTGATACTATTGCAACAACAAAATCAACAGTAAAATCTCTTGATACAAATTATGCAGGTGTTTATTATCCTTGGGTAAAAATTGTAGATAGAAGTACAAATAGTCCAGTTTGGGTGCCACCTTCAGTAGTGATACCAGGTGTTATTTCTTATACAGACCAAGTCGCACATGAATGGTTCGCACCAGCAGGTTTGAATCGTGGTGGGTTGACAACTGTATTAGAAGCTAAAACAAGATTGACTCATAGTGAAAGAGATGATTTGTATGAAAACAGAATCAATCCAATTGCTTCTTTCCCAGGTCAGGGTGTTGTAGTATTCGGACAAAAAACACTACAATCCAAACCTTCTGCACTTGATAGAATCAATGTTCGTAGATTGTTGATTGCAGTAAGAAAGTTTATTGCAAGTTCATCAAGATACTTAGTATTTGAACAAAATACTCAAGCACTAAGAAATCGTTTCTTGAATATAGTAAATCCTTATCTTGAGCAAGTACAACAGAATAGTGGTTTAAGTGCTTTCAGAGTAGTAATGGATGATTCTAACAATACAGCAGATGTTGTAGATAGAAACCAATTAGTTGGACAGATATTTATTCAACCAACACGTACAGCTGAGTTCATTGTACTTGATTTTATTGTTCAACCTACAGGAGCTACATTTCCTGAGTAAGTTTAACTTATAAATACAAGGTAGCATATAATAGAAAAGCCCCATTTTATCGTGGGGTTTTTCTTTTTACTAAAAATTTGTTTAATTGATATTTATTTATGAGTAGAAATAAACGACTTTTTAGGAGAATAAAGAATGGCTACATTAGATCCTTCAGAAATTATGTTCACCCCGTTTGAACCTAAAGTTAAAAACAGGTTCATTATGTATATTGAAGGTGTTCCAGCTTATTTAGTTAAAACAGCAAAGAGGCCTTCAATTGAGTTTGAAGAAATAACTTTAGATCATATAAATGTTAAACGGTATATTAAAGGAAAAGGAGCGTGGTCAGCTATTGATGTTACTCTTTACGATCCAGTAGTTCCATCAGCTGCACAAGCAGTAATGGAATGGGTTCGTTTATCTCACGAATCAGTAACAGGTCGTGATGGCTACTCAGATTTTTATAAAAAAGATGTTACGTTTAATATGTTAGGTCCAGTTGGTGATGTTGTTGAAGAGTGGACTTTAAAAGGTGCTTGGATAAAATCAGCTGCTTTTGGTGATTTAGATTATGGGTCGAGTGCACCTGTAGAAATCTCAATTTCATTGAGATATGATTACGCAATATTACAATTCTAATTAAAACGGAGAATAAAAATGACTGAATGGATAGCAGCAAATTGGGAATATGTTTTAGTTGGTATTTACGCAATTGAAAAAATCGTGAAACTTACCCCGACAAAATATGACGATATTCTTTTCGATATGATTCTTAAACCAATCAAAGAGAAATTTGCACCAAAAAAATAATTTGTTATTTCGAACAAAAAAGTTATATTTATAATTGGTTATTAATTTAATACACAAAGGAGTTATTTATGGCTAACGCTTATAAGTTCCCTACCGAGATGGTAGAGTTACCATCCAAGGGATATTTCTACCCTGAAGGTCATCCACTTGCAAGTGGTAGAGTAGAAGTAAAATACATGACCGCAAAAGAAGAAGATATTCTTACTTCTCAAAATCTAATAGAACAAGGTATTGTTATTGATAAATTGTTGGAATCATTAGTTATAGATAAAAAAATTAATATTAATGATATGTTAGTAGGAGATAAGAACGCTATCATGGTAGCTTCTCGTGTTTTGGGATATGGTAAAGATTATGAATTCATGTACGATGGAGAAGAACAGTCAGTTGATTTATCAAAACTTGAACCTGTAGAAATTGATTTTACTAAATATACTAAAGGTATAAATGAATTTACATTTGAATTACCATCTTCTAAAAGACCACTTACCTTTAAATTGTTAACTGGTGAAGATGAAAAAAATATCGCACTTGAAATCGCAGCTAGAAGAAAAATAACTAAAGAACAAAGTTTTGAACTTACTACTCGATTAAAGAAAATGATATTATCAGTTGATGGGAATTCTACAACGGCACATATAAATAATTTTGTAGATAATGAGTTTTTATCACGAGATTCTTTCGCATTTAGACAACATTTAGAAGATGTTACACCAGATGTTGATATGAGTGCAACAGTTGTTAATTCGGCTGGAAAGGAATCGGTGGTTTCGGTTCCTGTAACCGTACGATTTTTTTGGCCTTCCGCCAGAGTATAAACCTCAAATTCATGAGGAAATATTTCAATTAATATTACATTCTAAAGGTGGTTTCACTTTTAGTGATGCTTACAACTTACCTATATATCTTCGTACTTTCTATCTAAAACGATTACAGACTTTCTATAAGAAAGAAGCAGATTCGTTACAATCAGAGATAGATAAACATACAGCTTCATTTCCAAAGTAATTTTTCCACTTTTGATATTTATTATCGAGTTATAACATTTAATTTTATTAGGAGAATTTTATGCCCAAATATAAACGAGTTAATGAAGATATTGTAGATACCTTTATAAATAAACTATTTCTTTTAGTTGGTAAAGGATTGGAATCTGCTACTATACGAAGTTTAAGCAAATCAGACCCTGAATTAGCTAAACAAATGAAAGATTTAAAACAAACACGAAAAAATATAGAAAAAACTATAACTCGCAAACAAAAATCTCAAATGGCTAGAAATGAATTACCTGACGTTATCAAACAAGTATTAGGAAGATAATAAATTAAATAACTGAAAGACTTTTTATGGCTAATCCAAAACCAAAAAATACAATGAAAAGAATGACCCAAAAACAAGTTGGGCAAGAGTATGATGCAATAAATAAGAAGATTGCAGAAACAGGTACTCTTGAATCTCTTCTAAATGGTATGTATCAAAAAAGGACTGGTTTACTAAATCTTATAAATGAAGCTAAAGAAGAAGAGTTAACCAGTGGTGGTAAAACTGTTTTTATAGAAAAAGATAAAGTAAAACATTTAAACAGTCAAGTTGCTAGTAATAAATTAATGGGTACTGAGATAAAAAATATGTTCCCTGGTGTTGTAGGTATAGCTGAAGGAGCTAGGGATACAATGACTAGCTTTTCAAATATGCTGGGCCCAATTGGAAAAATAGTTGCTATAATTGTTATGATTGCTAAATTTGCAATGCAACTTGCTAAAGATATTGCAAATGTGAGAAAAGATCTAGGAGTATCAGCTTTTGAAGCTTTTAAATTACACTATGAGTTCAAAGGATTAGAACAAGTAGGAAAAGTTTTTGGACTAGAAATGTCTGATATTAAAGCTTCATTTAAAGCTGCAAGAGATGATTTAGGAGCTACTACAGATGAAGCGTTAGGTCTTAGTCTTAATCTGGCTAAAGTTGCAATGGAATCTGGTACTACTGCATCAGAGTTAACTACAATACTTTCAACAATGGAATCAGTTTCAAGTGCAAGTAGAGATGTTCTTTTAAATCAAATTGAGATGAACAGACAGCTTATAGAACAAGCTGGATTAGCACCAGGTGATATATTTTCAGAAATTGCACAACAAACAGAATTTTTTGCTAAATTTGCAAAAGATGGTGGTGATAATATAATAAGAGCAGGAATTGCGGCTAAACAATTAGGATTGGATATGAGTGCGGTAAGTAGTATATCAGAATCATTACTTAATTTTGAATCATCTATAGCAGGCCAATTAGAAGCTTCTATGTTATTAGGTAGAGAAATTAACCTTGATAGAGCTAGACAATTAGCATTGACTGGTGATCAAGAAGGAATGATGCAAGAAATTCTTAAACAAGTTGGTGGTGAAGCTGAGTTCAATAAAATGAATGTTTTACAAAGAAAAGCATTAGCAACAAGTGTTGGTGTAAGTGTAGAACAATTATCAAGACTTGTTAGAAATAATACCGCAGGAGCAGTTGGTACAGCTGCTGGAGCAGCCGCTGGTCGTGCTAGTGAAAATGTATTTAGTAATCCAGAAGGAGAGAGATTACTTAGTAAAATAGCAAGAAATACTGAAGGGTTATAATAATGCCATTAGTTAATCTGAAATCTAATTTATCACAAATTAAAGAAACAACACCTACACCGTTAAAGGTAGGTAAAACTGGATTTGGACTTCCATATGTTAGAACTATAGTAGATTCTGAAAAAACACCTTCACCAGTAGAAATATTACATACAGATACTACTTCAAGAACTGGAAGATTTCCTCTTGCAGAGTATTATGCACAAGCTAAAAGTAGTGGTAGATTAAGTGCTCGTCAGTCATCAAATTTATTTTTTAAAGAACCATTTATTATTAGAGATATAGGTGATAGGTGGGGAAAATATGATTCTTTTGGATTAGGCGATAGTAAATTTGGAAATACTATAGAAGGTGTTTTACGATTTGGAGCTGGTTTAGTAGATAGTATAGGTGGAGCAGTTTTAGGAAGAACTCCAAGTGATTATGTTGGTAGTGCGTTAGGTAGTTTAGAAAGAACTGGTAAGTTTTTATTAACACCACAAGGTGTTTCGTTTTTAGCTAAACAATCTGTATTAATGGGTAGAAATAAACAAGAATTTAGAACTGATGTTAGGTATGGATTAACACATGATTTACTAAAATTATCTGAAAACACTCGAAAATATAATCCAATATCATTAGCTAGTTTACCTGGTATAAAACCATTTATGGTTAATATAAATAGACCTGATCCAGATTTAATTATTTCTCCGTATATGAACACTATAGCATCATATATATCAGATGGTGCATTAAGTTTAGCTCAAAGTGTAGGTTCAAGGATTATAGATTTAGGAGGATCTGCAATTAATTATGCAGCTAGTTTAGTTGGTGCAGGGCTCTCAAAATTTCGTATAAATCCAAAAGTATCTACAGGATTTTTTGGAGTGCGTAATTTGGGAAGAAAATTACAGGGTCAATTAGATAAAATGCCAACACCTGATTTAGAAGCAATGAAGGAACAAGCTAGACAATTTGGCGAAGATACAAAGACAATTTTTTCTATTGGTGCAGGTGTC